CCACGATTTCCATATCATCATGTGCAGGAAGGTCAATGCGGCGATCTGCCCCAGAACTGTTGCCCGAGACCAGGACGTGAGTAAGTGGCTTGCAACGCGCATTGCTTGGATGCCGACTGGCACTTCGTCTGCCAAGCCTGCATTGGCTGATCCCAACAAGCAATTGCTGGAGGCAGCCCGTGCAAAGGGCTGGCCTTTCTCCAAAAAAGCACGCTGGGCAGCTGAGCCACTCGATCTCAAACGGTTGCTTAAGTGTCAACCAGGCATCGTGGCACGTGGTGCAACCAAGAACGAGCCGGGACTCAAACGCAGAGCGCTACGCGCTTCTGACGACACTTCATACCTTATTGCTGCATATGCATCGGCTGGGCTTGAGAAGAACTACAAGCAGGGGGGGGCCGTCATGCGCCAGCGGCCTGCCGACGTCCAAGAGACGGCAGCCGCCGTCTGGAATTCCAAGACTGGCTACACGCTCTGCGTTGACTACAGTGACTTCAATCTCACACACCTAGTTAGTTGTAGGGCTGACCTTGCTAGTGCTGTCGCACGCGCATACAGCCGCAAGCAGATGCATGAGGCCAGCGCAGCTTCGGAGTGGATTGCTAAGGCACACTACAATCACACGATTGACGGCCAAAAGGTCCGCCAAGGCCTATCAAGCGGTGAGCGTGACACGGCCAGGGACAACACTATATTGCACACTGTCTATGCTGAGCTGGCCACGAACGCACTCGGGCAGCTCGGTGACCAGGTCAAGAGAGCATTCTTCCGCTGTTGTGGCGATGACGAAATCGCTGTTGGCCTCGGTTGGCATGCTGCCGTTTCGTACGTGCTGGAGCTGGAAGCCCAGGGTCACAGCATCCAACGCAGGAAGATCATGCTCTCACCTGGAACTGGAGAATTTCTGCAATATAACATGTTCCAAGATGGACGCATGGCCACACAGCCGCTTTGTCCTGCCCTCATCAACGCTGTTTCAGGCTCCTGGTACAAAACTGCAGCCTACAACCCCATCGATGTGCCGGCTCAAGCAGCAAGCACCTTCGGCGGGCTCGTGCGGCGCGGCCTGTCGCTTGGTGTTGCCCAGAAGCTTGCGATATCGTGCTGCAACTGGATCTGTGAAGGCACTGCTTGGCGCAGCCGGCTCGCAGCCCATGACCTTTTCGGTGCCCAGATGCTGCCAGTGCCAAGGCCCGAGCCGCCTCCTGGGGGCACTCTGCGTGATTCTATGCCTAAGCCGTCGCTCGGAGCAAGCGACTACTGCGCTTGGCTCGCCACCACTTATCCAGCGCTCAGGCCCCAGCTCAGTTCATGCCGCAATGCTATTTTAGATACGCTTGACAATGACACCTTTGGGGCTGCCATCGCTGCCATAAGCGGAGTGCATTTGCCAAATGAGGTTGACAGTTTGGCTCGTGTCCCTTCATGGGCACCGGCTTCTGTCGACACCCAACGCCTGATGCAGCAGTGGTTAGTAACTTACATCGGCAGTAGAGTTGACTGGGTCGAGGCGCTCTGCTTCCTGACTGGTATACCCACCAATGTTCTCAAGATCATTGGACGTGCCGCTGCGGTTAGAGCGCTTCCCAACAGCGCCCTCAAAACTCTGTCAACGGCAGCCCCCACCCCGATCCCAATTCCTCTAGGCACAACACACCTGCTGCCAGGTGCGCTCGAGTCAGCCCATATCCTGAGGCGAGATTTAACCGTCTCGCCTTAGAGAACGGCTGTCAATTTCTTTACCC